AAGCCAGAGGCACTGATGGCTACTACAGGCTCAACTGAGTTGGCTGTTATTTTGGTTATGTTCCCTGCGATATACTTGGGGATGTGAGCCGTAGCATCGTCTCCAGACATCTGCTCCACATCAGGAGAGATGAAGTATTCCATGACACCTGAGAAGTCACCCCTAGAGAACGGGAAGTAACAACTGTGGCCGCTGACGATGGGGTCAGCGTTTGTTGCTACCTCAAACTCTGTCTCCTGAGAGATGGATACACTAGATGGAGTGAGCACATCACCTCCTGTCAGCATGAACTGAGTCTTGTCAGAAAATAACAAAAGATTACGGCTAAATGGAACAGCACTATACAGGTTTGAAACTTTGTTGTGACTTGCTCTTACATCGACAGGATCGGTTCCAAGTAGCTGTGTGACTGTGGTACGGAAGAAGTTAAAGTACTCTCCAGTTTCGGATAAACTGATGTTTTCTCCACTGAGAAACCCTAGTCGATCACGAAATAATACTATGTTCTTGATTGTAGACCCTACGAAACTAGGGTCAGATCCTGTTGTTTCATCCCCTGCAAGACGCTCTCCCCAAGTAGCTTGTTTGAACGTGAAGTCTCCTGAGGATTCTCTGATTAGGGTGTGACAAAAGGTAGAGGCATCTAGCTTGTACTTAATGTTAGGTGCTGCTGCCTCAGACCACTTACCTCTACCGAAGGGATGGTTAAGTGGAGCGTCTGCAGTAAACTTAACGTAGTAATCATCGTCGTTATTCTCTACGTCTCCTTTTACCTGAACCCGCTGACCATCTCTACAAAATATAGGAAGATCTGTGAAAGCATCTGCATCATTCTTTATGGCTCCCATTGCTCCGTTACCTAAGGAGTCTGTAATAGTTAGCTCAAATTCAGAGCCGTCTGTTTTCTTAATCTCTATGGTTGAACCTATCCAAGTGATTGTAAGACCAGAGATAAGAATTAGCTTGTTGCGAAGGTTACCTGCTATATACGCAGTATCAATTTGCTCCCTGTGGGAAGTGGAAGAACCATCAGGTGTTGTGTGAGTGGACGCTGTACCATCTACAGTAATCGTATAGTCAGTACCATAGTCCCCCTGCTTTATATAGACGTACCCTTTGTGCCTAGTATCTGTGGTAAGAGACGAGTCCATAGCTACAGTAACTGAGTTGTTCAACATGAAGCTGTAGTCAGCAATGCTGGTAGCTTTCAAAACAGTGGAAGGAGTGGTTGTTACTAAGTAGTCTGCAGAGTTGGTCGTAGTTACAGCCTTCTCTGTTTTGTTTATAAGATCATAAACAGAAATAGGATCTAGACTCATCTGTTGTGTACCTGTGCCAGCATCAACAATATTCACAGCACTCCCCCCGCTTGTCAGGGATACCTCAAAGTCATTGGTAGTTTTGTTTATCACATAGAAACGAGTGGTTACATTCAGTCCATCAGCTAAGTCATCCCCGTAAAATCTAAGTTCATCTCCATTTACAAATCCGTGAGCATTGAGAGTAATCTTATCTGTAGAATCACTAACAGAAGTAATGGTCTGCTTAGCGGTAGCCCTGACTGTCACCATATATCGCTCCGAGGAGTCCCTGTTCAAAGCCTGAGAGAACACATCAGTAGGCACACTGTTGAACACCTTAGCAACGTACTTGGTAGGGTTCCGCTTTAGTAACCCCTTGGCAGGAGAGGAGAAACCATTGATCTGCTCTTGAGCTTGGCTGGGGAACCTCTGAGAGTCGGCCTGTTGAGACACGCCATTCAAAAGGTTTTGAATTGTGGTGCTAATCTGAGGCATAGCGATTAATAACTGGTGTATCGTCGGTAGTCGCTAACTGTTTTAGCTGGGAGAGAGGAGTCAAAGATCGAATGGTCTGCACTGTCGGAGTCGAACTCCCGCAAAGCTGCTAAAGCTACGGACTCTTCTCTAAGTCCTACTTCAGTCAGCTCTCTAGAACCTATGGCCCGATCCTGTAGCAGCCGACACCCTCGGAGAGTGATGTATCGGCGGGCTGGTTCTGGAAGATCATCCCAAGGTAGCTCGATTACTTCTGTTGTTTTGATGGCATCATCGAACTCATAAGTATTACCATCTCTGTTGTACAGCCTCTTGCCTCGCTGGACTATATCCATCAGGCCATACTGCCCAACCTTGGTGTCCACTCGTAGCACTGTGTCACCTAAGTTGATCTCCTTACTGGCATCAGGCTCGTGCTCTACATCGATGTTGGTATTGAAGTGCCACCCATTAGAGAGAACCTCACGGGTTACTTCGTCTAGAATAGACTCAGCCAGTGAATCATCCCCAGAGCCTGTGTTATCTGAAAGGCTGTTTATCGGGGCTTCCCCAATGAAGCTGAGCATCTGGTTGACTGCGGTTAGTCTGGTAGTTTTTCCCAATGTACTCATGTCAAGTGCCTTTATTTATCATCCCCTCATAAATTACAACAACAAAAAAGAGAGGAGTCCTTAGTGGACTCCCCTCAGTTTGTATAGGCTACATCTTAACTGTCGTCATTGTTCATCAGAACAACACCACACTCAGGGCGTAAGCCGCCATGACCCATGGCATACTTAGCGACCATCAACGTGCCTTGACGTTGGATCTGGTACTCGCTCTCAGTAGAGAGGTCTTGCAACTTAACAGTACCAACTGCTGACTTATGGAACACGAGGCCCATAATCTCAGAAGCTCCTCCGCTCACACCGAACGTAGCAGAGTAGGTATTGGAATGACCTGTCTCAGCAGCTACGTCAGTAGTAGGGAGGTGGTTGGTTTTAACCACCGTGATACCAGCGACTTGAGCCACAGTACCCTTGGAGTAAGAACCGTTTCCGTCCCAATCACGATTGATTGTTAGGAGGTTATTACCCGAAGCAGTCTCAGCTTGGATGAGGTTGTAGTAGCGTTGAGGACTCACGAGACAGTAGCGATCTGCAGCAGGAATGTCCTTCTCATCGAGAAGTTGAGCTGCTGAGTAGATGGCTTTCGCCAAGTACAGACCGTCAGTGTCCATGGTTCCAGCTCCAGTTGCACCGAGGAACCGCTTGTCAGTGGCATCAGTACCGGCGGCACTGTAGACACAACTCGCTGCGTAGTTACCCGTAATGGTGGTAACTGCAGGAGTAGCGATACCCGTAGCACTGAACGTAGCTGTGTTCAACAAGGCAGTCTGGATGACTTGCCTATCAAACTTGTTTGCTAGTGCAGCACCCAGTTCACTGGAGTAGATCGAACGAACATCGTAGTGGTTCTTTAGTTCGTCAAGGTTGGCGACGAAGGTGGAAGCCACTAGCAGTTCATCAATGCTAATGATTTTCTCAGCGTGTTTGACCGCTTGAACACCACCAGAGTTGGAGGCGTTGATTAGGTCTTGACCCACGACATGGTAACCAGCGGTTGCTGTACCAGTGATGGGGAACTGAGCCGACTTACCATTATTAATGGTACGAATAGTGTGGAGTGGCTTCATTACATTCGTTTGTTCGAATGTCGTGAGAACCTCCCCAGCGAATTTCTTTAGGAAAATAGCCTTAACATCGCCTGAAGCGTTGACTTGGCCTAACCGTGACGGAGTAGTATCTGCCATAATATTTTCTTTTGCTAGGTTGTTTAATTAAAAAGGTTTCACACAACTTCGTTGCACCTGACTGTAATTAGTTGTCCCGCCATGACGGGGCTAGCAACACTCACCGTACCACATTCAGTTGGCTTGTTCGCAATAGAGTACAGAAATAAGAAAAGGTCAACACCTTTTTTGAAAGCGGAGGGACTCGGTGGTATAGAACCGAGCCCCTCCTAGGAGGCATCCCCGTGAACGAGACGCAATGGACACTGAAGTTAAATAACTGTGTTAGGTGTGCTAGCTAACCTACGCTCAACAGTCTCCCGAAACGCAGGGTCAGTTTTGTACTCAGGTTTAGCCATGTCATTAATCATTTGCTGACGGGACTCGTAGCCAGCAGCTCTGCTCTTGCCTGTCCCTTGGATAAGAGAAGGAGAGAACCCATTCTCTGCAGCATACTTAGCGTGAACTCCTTGCAACGCTAGGTTAATAGAGCTGGCGTTTCCATTCTCTACTGTACTGTTATAAGCATCAATCTCTGACTCAGCTAGGTTAGCTGTAGCCCACTCCATTATCTCTTGGTACTTCTCAGCTCCACCTACGGTATCGTGTACCTCTCCTAGCATACGATTACTAATGGCTTCCTGTCCTTGGATAAAGGAGTCCACTAATTCTTTTGAAAAATTGTGATCCTTTGCCAGCGTCTCATAAGAAGTCTCACTCAGTTGACCATCGTTCTCCATGTACTCTTGGCTGTACTGCTCGAAAGCGTCAGCCCCGATAGCTTCTGAAGCTTGCTCAACTTCGGTAGTCCCCTCTTCTGATTCTTCCCCAGCTCCCATCTTTTGTTCAAGGGCTGAGTAGGATTCAGCGAGGGCTTCCACGCTTTCAAATTTTTCAGGCAAACCTTCAGGTCTAGTATCCTGAGTCTGCTGTGTGTTTTCTTGAGGGGCGTCAGGCCCGTTGCTGTCCTCGGTGAATGTCACTGTCTCTGTGTTTCCCATAGTATTATTATTTATTGTTGTTGTTGTTGTTGCATTCCTTTAGCAGCCGTATCTGTTATCTTGCCTACGGCATTAATGGCTGGCCCTGCTGCTTGCATCATAGCAGCCTGTTGCTGCTGCGCTTGCTTCTCTGCCTCGATCTCCTCTGCAGTCTTAATCAAACCAGCAGTCTCGATACCAATCGAAGTAGCCCGACGCTTCAAGTAGTCAGACATATTAACATACGTTGGGAACTCAGGCCCAAGAAGTTGAGCTGCTCCCTGTATGAACACATCTAATTTATTAAGATCATGACCACGACCCAGTGCCTCTAGTCCTGTCACGATGGTAGGCTTGACTAGCTTCTTCGGAAGCTTAGGTAACCTACGTTTCCTCTGCATCTTATCCATCACTCGGTTGACCAGTGGTAGCTGGAACTCCTGCGACAGCACTGAATATACTCCACCTAATACATCCTCTAATTCCTGTGCCATGTACCGAATCTCTTCGGCAGTAACTCGCTCGGCCTGACGTTGAACCGAGGTGTTCATAAGAAAGGCAAAGCCTAGGCGTTCCTTAATCATACCGATGACATCATAGGCTACCTTAAAGTCTGCAGCCTTCTGTACCTGCAACACGCTAACATCGTCGGCGTTGCCTTGTACGATAGCACCGTTCTCACTCTGGGAGAGTGTGCGCAGACGGGTGGTTCCATTAGGGTTAACCAGAAACAGCACCTTGGCTGATGCTGCTGACCCCTCTACGATAGCCTGAGTTAAACCCTCAAGACTACGGAGGTCACCAAGGTACTCCTCGATGAAGCCTCGCCCGTAGTGCTCACCATCAATGCGGGTGAACCGTAAGGGGATGAAGGGGTTCTTACCTATTGGATACGTACCTCTAGTTCCTGCGACCTCGACTCCATTGATCTCTTGAAAAACAATCCATCGGTTCTTCTCTCGGTACACCCCTGTGTACAGGTCTAAACCTTTGGGCTTAACGTAGCCATCTCCTGATGGAATAGTAGACTCACTCTCTGCAACCAAAGCTCTCACCTCATCCGATAAGGTATCAGGTGTTACGGTCTCTTTCGTAGCCAGTGCAAGCAAGGTTCCACTG